TTTCTGGAAACTGAACGGAATTGATAATTTCGTTAGTCTTTGGATCACGCTTCGCGGTCATTTCAACTTGTGCAAACTTTGCTGAATATTCAAATTCTGCAAGTTGTTTTGCCATGTCCAAAACTTGTGTACGAATCTCGTAACCATTCTTATTGAAAGTTACTTTTGGCAATGCTGCCTTGAATTGTTCTGCGAACTGCTCTGCTTGTTTAGTTAAATCAGTCATTTTATTTCTCCTCTGTGTGTGTATATGACTTGTTGCTGTTTTCAGCAACGCTATTAATATAGCATGATTATTTAGCGTTTGTCAACGGGCTTGGCGGGATTATTGAGTTGTTCCCATTCTTCATCCGTGACTGGCCACCAATTTAATGTGTTCATGATTAATCCTTTAGCATGAGTTGTTTGGCCATCTCAATTCTACCAGATCTAGCAAGATGTGTTGCGGCTCTGGCCTTGCCAATGGATTCAAAAAAGTTTAAAAATGATTCAAAAATGTTTTTCATAAGGTTCCTTTGTGTAAGTGTGTGGTGTTGCAACAATCGCAACATAACTATTTAGCAACTCAGTAGAAACCATTATATATTCTGAAAAATAACCTAGTAAAATACTAGGAAATAAATACTTAACATAGGAGATTAGAATGGCGTATTCGGAAAAGGTAATTGATCACTACGAAAACCCTAGAAATGTGGGCAGTTTTGACAAAACTGACACAGATGTAGGCACAGGTATGGTCGGTGCACCTGCTTGCGGGGATGTTATGAAGCTACAAATAAAGGTTGATCATGATACAGGTATTATTACAGATGCAAAATTTAAAACGTATGGCTGCGGCTCGGCTATCGCAAGCTCAAGTCTCGTTACAGAATGGGTCAAAGGAAAAACACTCGATCAAGCCCAGTCAATTAAAAACAGCCAGATCGCCGAAGAACTAGCTCTTCCGCCTGTAAAAATTCATTGCTCTATCCTAGCAGAAGATGCTATAAAGGCAGCAGTAGAGGATTATAAAAAGAAACATGATACAGATAACTGAAAAAGCCGCAGACAAAGTAAAACAACAATTAGAGCGTAGAGGCAAAGGCCTGGGCATACGTATTGGCGTCAAGACCACAGGCTGTTCCGGAATGGCATACGTACTTGAGTATGTAGACTTTGCTCCTATCACAAGAGATCAATTCGTTTACGAAAGCAACGGCGTTAAAATTTGGGTAGATGGTCGCAGTACCCCATACATTGACGGATTGACTATGGACTGGCAGAAAAAAGGTCTCAATGAAGGATTTGAATTTATTAATCCAAAAGAAACAGGTCGTTGTGGATGTGGAGAAAGTTTTAGAATATGATAGAAATAACACAATCAGCTCAGGACAAGATACAGGATCTGTTGCTGGAAGAAAATAACCCAAATCTCAAACTTAGAACATTCGTTCAAGGTGGAGGTTGTTCTGGATTCCAATACGGCTTTACATTTGACGAAGATCAAAACGAAGATGATTTTGAAATTCCTGTGGGAAGTTTCAAATTAGTAATCGATGCTATGAGCATGCAGTACATGACCGGAGCAGTTATTGATTACACAGAAGATGTAATGGGCGCAAGTTTCAGTATCAAAAACCCAAATGCCCAAACCACATGTGGATGCGGCAGTAGTTTTTCTATTTAAATATTGACAACTTAAACAAAAATTGTTATAATATCAAAATGAGAATAACTATTGCAGGATACGGTGTCCTTGGAAAAGCTCACGAAGCTGTTCTAGGACACAAACACAGCCTCAGGATCGCAGATCCTAATCTAAATCAAAAACAAGTCAAAGACTTTGCTGACGATACCGACGGAGTTATCTGTTGCGTTTCAACTCCTCCACGGCATAATGGCGCATGTGAAATGCGTAATGTGTACGAAGTTGTGGATCAAACCAAACCCGGTACACCGATTATTATTCGCAGTACCATTTCGATTGAAGGTTGGGAAATGTTAAAGGACACGTTCCCAGAACATAATTTAACTTTTTGCCCAGAATTCTTACGCTCAGCCTGCGCCGAACGCGACATGTGGAGCGAAAACGTTTTGTTTATGGGCGGATCTGGAATAAGTTTTTGGCACGACGTTTATGCTAAAGCGATACCTACACTAAATGTTGGAGAAATTGATCCTAAAGTATTGATTGCAGGAAAATACTTCCGCAATGCATTTTTGGCCACAAAGGTCAGTTTCTTTAATCAAATATTTGATTTTTGTAAAGCCAAGGGTCTAGATTATAACACAGTTGCACAGGTAGTAGGAGTTGATCCTAGGATAGGCGGAAGTCACACAGCCGTTACATCAGAGCGCGGCTGGGGAGGACATTGTTTCCCCAAAGACCTGGCAGCTATAATCCATTCTGCTGATAGAGATAACGTTAATTTAACTTTGGTCAAAGAAACAGTAGACTACAATAAAAAAATTAGAAAAGCACCAGAATAAATACTGCATAGGAGATCAGTATGGCTATATTCAGTGGTGTTGCAACAGGAATCGGAAATGTTGCTAATAAATTAGGATTTAATTTCTTAACAGGTGAGTTTGTACCAGTCCCTCCGGCTCCTGTTTATGTAGGTCTTCAGGTAGATAGCTATAATGATGGAGTCGGGTCAACAGGGCCTAGATCCCATATCGGCGGATTTATTCTTAATGTTCCTAATCATTCTCCAGAGTTCGGGGAACTTGCTATCAATATGGCACAAGAGGCTTTGGTACTGGTCGAACTAGCAGTTGCATTACAAACCATCACAGACCCCAAGGGCGGCCTACGCATCAAGGATGCGCTCGATCCCTATCATTATAATGTTGTAAAAAATGCTCTTAGAGAAAATCAAGAGCCAATTCCGGAACCTGAGAATCCCGGAGCAACACTTTTAACACAGCTAGGTGGCGCAATCACAGATACAGGTGCTTTGTCAGCATTAGCTTCTGGTGCCGATGCTATGCGTACCGCAGGTTTCTTTTCTGAATTTTTAAAGTTTACACCACAACTATCCTTATTGCCCGCGGGTACAGGCGGACTGGGCGGAGGAATTTCATTTACTGGTGGTACCCCTGGAACACCAATATTTGCACAGGTTGCAGGTGCATGGCCCAGTTATTCTTTTGCCCTGAATGTAATGAATGCCGCTACAACAATCAAGACAATCGTAATGCAGTACATAGTGAGCATTATTAGAAACTCTATCGATTCAACAGCAGGCGCAATAGTTCTTAAAAACGTACTTGACGATTTCAGTGTCGCTGTATCAGCAAATGCTATAACAAAGGCCAACGGAACTCCACCCGCAGCCACAGTTCAAGAAGGCCAAGAGGGAATATTTTAATGCCAAAAACAGCTAGAAGAGGATTAGATGTAGCGGGTAGTGTTATTGTTTCAGGGCGACTATCTGTTATTGTAAATGATAATCCCGTGGTAACACTCGGTGATGCAATAGTGCCGCACATACCCGGCGGACCACACAACGGCGCGGTGATTGTAGGCTACGAAGCCACAGTGATTGCAGAAGATAGACCCGTAGCCCGCCAAGGTGACGCCGCATCATGCGGACATGTAATAGCAACAGGCTCCGATAACGTGATTACAGGAACTTAAATTGATTTGTTTAAGCCTATATTCCACTAAATAATACATCGGAGTGTAATATGAGAAAACGTACTAGAAGTATTTTAGAAGAACTAAACAATCTCGGCCGTGCCAAGAACAACGATCTTCTAATTGAAACAACTGGCAGCAATATTATTGAAAGTGCTATTAATTTACTTAATCGCATTTCTAATACCTACGATGCTGAAACTGCTGGAGAACTAGAACGTAGATTCATAAACGCAATAAAAAGTGGTGATCCACGTAAATTTAAGCGCGGCATTCAAAAAGTAATTGAGGGTAAACAAAATGAAATTGAATGAAGGCGGTAATATTTTTAAGGATCCGCAAACCAAGGAACCTTTAACACAGAGAATCAACAGAGCAGACGTAGATACTACTCTAGTTTGGCTTGAAAAAATCACCGGTCTCCCACATAAAGACTTTAAACTAGGAACCACAGGACGCAAAGAGACTTCGGGCGACCTAGACATCGCAGTTAATCAAGAAGAAGTTACCAAAGAAGACCTAGTGCAAAAGCTGGCAGCTTGGTGCAAGGCCAACGGAAAAGATCCTAAGGTGTGGATTAAAAAGTCAGGGGTATCAGTTCATTTTCTTACGCCTATCAACGGCAATGAATCTAATGGATTTGTCCAAACTGATTTGATGTTTGGAGACCCAGAATGGATGCGCTGGGGCCTGCGTGGAGCCAGCGATGAACAAAGTCCATACAAAGGTGTGCATAGACAAATACTTATGGCCAGCCTTGCTAAGGCAAATGGTTACAAGTGGAGTGCAAATGTAGGATTGTTAGATAGAGAAACTAACGAATTGGTTTCTAAGAATCCTCAAGAGATCGCAACTAAACTGTTAGGACCAACTGCTCACATCGAAGACCTAGACAGCGTTGAAACTATCATAGGCAAAGCAAAGAGCCTGCCTAACTATGCAGAACTTGTTGCAGATGCGAGAGAAACTTTTGCTAGAGATAATCTAACCCTGCCTGAAAGCAGAGACATTGAAAGACTAAAACAACTAGCAGGTCTTAATTTAAACAGCACAGTGATGCTGGGTAATGGTATTAGGATGCGTTAATGAGATTCTACGAGTTTAAAGAATATGTAAAAGGAACCAAGGCTCAGGCCAAGGGCAAAGATAAAATGCCAAAGGCTAAACCTGGCCGCACAGATCATCCTCTGCATGGAAAACTTGTAGGTGAAAGCGTGTTGTTAGAATCAGCAAGAATACAACATGCAGAAGATTTAATATTCTGGGAAGGCAGCGCCGGTGCTGTTCGTGCATTAGAAAGCCTAAAGCAATTAGAAACTGGAGGACACAAGAATGTTACCATTAAATGGGACGGTAGTCCGGCAATTATTTTTGGACGTGACGAGGCTGGTAATTTCATCCTTACGGACAAGAGTGGTTTCACTGCTAAAGGTTATGATGGAAAAGCAAAAAGTGGAAAAGATCTAGAGAATATGTTTCTAAATCGCTCAGGCGGTAAGAACAGAGAGAATCCATCTTATGTTAAATTTGCTGGCAACATGCGCAGTATATTTGATGAATTTGAAAGAGCCACAGATGAAAACTTTAGAGGTTATCTCAAAGGTGACTTGTTATATTTTACAACGCCGCAAGAGAACGAAGGCCGCTATGTCTTTAAACCAAATGTTGTGCAGTATTCTGTAGACGTTAATTCAGATATAGGAAAGCGCATAGGCGCAAGCACAACAGGTGTTGTTGTTCATAGACTTGTAGATGAAGCAGGTAATGAGCGTTCTCTAAAGAAAGGTGAGATCGACAGCATAGTGCGAGGTCCGGAAGTTTTAATAGTACCATCAATTACAGCGCAGAGACCTCCTGAAGTAGATGATTCTCAACTAACTGACCTTAGACAGTTGATCAGTAAGAATGCTAAAAGCATAGATACTATCCTTAATACAGAACAGTTGAAACTTAATCAACTCACTGACTTGCCAACAATATTCTATACCTATCTAAATTCAAAAGTAGACACAGGTATCAATAATCTAGCACAAGATTTCGCAGGATGGTTAGCACAAAGCAAGGTCAGTGAAGCCAAGAAACGTAAAGTAATAGAGTGGATTAATAAAAATGTATCTGGATTTAA